CCTCCAGTTCTGGTTCTGCCGCAACCCTGGTCTGGCGATCCCCCTCATCGCGCTCCAGTACCACGAGGTGCGCGTGAACGTGGAGTTCGAGCAGTGGCTGAACTGCTGCTACTACGAGCAGTCGGGCTCGTCGGCGCCCGGCACGTCCATCCAGTCCCTGACGGCGGCCTCGCTCTACATTGACTACATCTACCTCGACACGGAGGAGCGCCGCCGCTTCGCCCAGCAGACGCACGAGTACCTCATCGAGCAGCTGCAGTTCACGGGTGCGGAGTCGATCACGTCGTCGTCCAACAAGATCCAGCTGAACTTCAACCACCCCGTCAAGGAGCTCGTGTGGGTCGTCCAGCGCGACTCGTTCGTGGATTGCACGCCCAACCAGATCTTCATCCAGGAGGTCAACGGCATGCAGCCCTTCAACTACTCGGATGACTTCACCACGGAGGGCGTGGTGATGGACGTCCTGGCGCGCGGTGCTCTGGGTGGCTCGGGCGCGGGCATTGCGGTTCCCACGACGATCTCCGACGGCCCCTACGGCCCCTACCTGCCCGGCCTCGGTATCCAGTCGGGCCCCTCGCTGCAGGGCGCGTCCTGGCTGGACTCCTTCGGCGGCGGCACGAACGACCAGGCGCTGGTGTTCGAGGACACGACGAACTACCTGCTCGCGAAGCTGCTCCTCACGTCTGGCGTCAAGTGCGAGGGCAAGAACCCCGTGGAGGTTGCGAAGCTCCAGCTCAACGGCCAGGACCGCTTCACGGAGCGCGAGGGCCGCTACTTCGACCGCGTCCAGCCCTACCAGCACCACTCGCGCACGCCCACTCGCGGCATCAACGTGTACTCCTTCGCGCTCAAGCCCGAGGAGCACCAGCCCTCTGGCACGTGCAACTTCTCGCGTATCGACAAGGCGACGCTCCAGCTTACGGTGTCGGTCAACACGGTGCGCGGTGGTCGTACGGCCCAGGTGCGCGTGTACGCCGTGAACTACAACGTGCTCCGCGTGATGTCCGGCATGGGTGGCCTGGCGTACTCCAACTAAGCGTAAGGCGAGACGCAATCATAACAACAATAACAAACACTCAACAACAAAACCAAATGTGTGCGGAAACCCGCTCAGATTGGTTTATCATAACACTGTAATGAAACTTGTTATTTTATGCGGAGGAACTGGTGATCGGATGAAGGGATATTCGTTTCCAAAGCCCTTGAATATGATTCATGGAAAACCGGCAATCGCCTACACTCTGAAATCTATACCGGCTGCGCTCACAGACTTTCATTTCGTGTACAGTAGCCATCTTAAACAATATAACTTTGAAGAGGTCATTGTTAACCTTTTCAAAGACAGGCGGTGCACCTTTGTGTGTATTGACTACTTCACGAGAGGCCCCGTCGAGACTGCATGGCTGGGAGTTGAATGGTTAAATGAAGACGAACCCATACTGTTTTTGGATAATGACAATGTATACGAGTTTCCTAGTAATTTCGATCTTAATCAAACAACTGCGTTTGTTGGATGTAAACAGGATCTATCTGGAAGCACGGCGTTTTCGTTTGTTCAGAAAATCGACGATCGCATCACTGCTATCAAGGAGAAACAGAGGATATCTGACACCTATTGCATTGGTGCGTATGGGTTCAAATCGAAGCGCCAATTTCAAGCAGCCGCATTACATGTTCTCGGGGTGTCCAACGAAAAGGAAGTTTATATGTCGCAGTTATTTGATTATATTCTCAAGACCGAACTGGTTAAGTATATCGAATTCCCATCTTCCACTCATCATATCGGTTCGATCATCGAGCTAGAATCGCGTCTGCCGTCTCGAAAGATGCGCATATGTTTTGATCTGGACAACACTCTGGTGACGTATCCAGCTGTGCCTGGCGACTATACCACCGTTAAACCCATAGAACGAATGGTATCGTATGTTAAACGCCTTCGTTGCGATGGACATGTTGTTATTATATATACGGCTAGGCGCATGGCTACACACGGGTCTAATGTGGGAGCGGCTTTGAAGGACATTGGAAAGATAACATTTGATACATTGGAAAAGTTCGGAATCGAATATGATGAGATAATATTTGGAAAACCTATTGCAGACGTGTACATCGACGACCGAGCAGTGAACCCGTACCGTCGAGATATGGCGTCAATGGGGCTCTTTAATATAGACACGTCGGACGAGATAATCAATCAACTACCTACGAATCGTTATAATACACTGGCCTTGAAAAATAACAAGGTTGTGAAGTCGGGGTCGTCGTCTCTTCTACGCGGACAGGAATTCTTCTATAAAAATTACCCTCGTTCCCTAACCTTCTTTCCAGCCTACTATTCGTCTAGTGAAATAGATGGGACAATACGTATCGAGATGGAATATATACGAGGGATATCCCTGTTTCATTTATTGAAACACAAGTTACTTACGTTTGGCCATATTGACAGACTGTTTGACATTCTTGAAATCATGCATCACACACATACTGAGGCACCACTGCCTACACTACAAGAGCTGTCCGATTCATATATCAACAAGTTCCAACAGCGACTGTCAGACAAGGATGTATATCCCGAGGACACGTCTGAGTTAGTATCCCACTACACCAAGCTATTGGTTGATTATACATCTACATCTCTAACTTGCGTACCCGTTATTCATGGCGATTTTTGGTTATCTAATCTAATGCTCTCTTTCAAGGGAGACATCGTCTGTCTCGACATGAAAGGTTCGGTGGGTCAACTTCTTACCTTAGGAGGCGACCCTCTCTATGACTACGCAAAACTGTATCAGAGTCTACTCGGTTATGACTGTTGCTTGTGGGGGTGTGCATACGATTCAGATTATAAGAATTCGTTAATTAGCTATTTCCATGAAAGGGTTGGTTCTCGACTAGCTAATATTAAACTACTAACCGCGGTATTGATGATGGGATCTCTCCACGCAGTTGAGTCTGCTGACGCGCGTTCGCGACTGTGGAAATGGTTAGAAACTATAAACAATGATCTACTTATACGGAGATAGTCATGCTCGACTGTCGTTCAGTGGTCTGCAAGCAGACCACGACTCTCGTTCATTCAACTCGGTGACAATGCATCGGATCGGTCGGGATGGGATCATTGTCAACTGGACGCCCTGTAACCCCGACGACACGGCTGTCCTTGCGTATGGGGAAGTCGATTGCCGAGCGCACATTGGTAACCAAATTGCCCTGGGGCGTGTAGAAGATGATATTATAACCGAACTTACAACCGCATACATGAATACGATTCGCGCAGTTGTCGTGCAGGGACACGTTGTTGTGGTTGCGGTCATACCACCAACAACGAGTCGTGAATACTCTGCAGAAAACCCAGACGGCGGGTTTCCATTTAAGTCAACGGATGAAGATCGTGTGCGTTACACAAAGAAAGTTAACGAATCTCTATCCAAACTATGCGGACAAGCTGGGTTCGTATTTTTCAATCCATACGGACCGTACACGCGGGAGGACGGATGCATGCGGCAAGAGTTGTCTGATGGAAACGTTCATGTCGGGGATACCTCGTACGTCTTGTCGCAGTTTAAACCGGCATTTATCATCCCAGTGTATCCCGGTGACTACAAGTACCTCGAAGAGATTCGCAACCTACCCTCTAATCGTGAATACGATATTGTACTTGTACTCACCTATCACTCTGACAAGAGCACTCTCAATACAAAAAATATTGACGTCGTCCTGGTTCTCGAGGACTTTGTATCACCCGAACAAATGAACGTCATATCATCCAAAAAGTTATACGCTATCGCAAAGACGTACTTTGCGATCAAGGCGCTTTCAGGAAAGTACACGTACCTTGCATGCGTCGACTGTGAGATCAAGTTTAAGAACTGTAGATCGGTATTTGCGAAGATTGCAAAGCGATACCAGGACAATTCCATCGTCGGTTGCACGTTAAACAATACGGCAGACCATGAAGACGCGTACGAGTGTGCGACGACTATTAATCGACACAGCGCACAGTATTTCTCAGACGACGAGCGTAATACACTTTCACGATTGACGAATAACTTCAGCTTCTATTCTTGGTTCTCGGATATACCTATATATCGATCAAGCACGGCGATCGACTTTCTAAACCATATTGAGTTTAATGACATAGACAGGTGGCTTGAACGGACAACGGTTAATTTTCATTGGATTCCATACTCGTACTACCGCCTTCTCTATGAAGGTGCTCGCATCCTTGACATGAAGACTCGTGGTATTTTGCGAGAGTGGAGTCTCGAATGCATGCCGATCGAGACGTATAAAAAGGTATGTAGTACGGGATATGTGCCCCTTTGGGTCGTAAATCGAATTTACGATTCGTCTATGACAAACTGTGTACTCACATATCACTGCGATAGAAAGTCCTCCTTTTTTGGTAGAGACTAATAAAAATGCAAATTGCATTATGCATAACCGGATTTGCCCGCACAGTTCATACGTCGGAAGTCATTCGATCTTCGATTCAACGATCTCTCCCCTTGGGTTCGACAATTGATCTCTTTTGGTATTGTCCTACACGACGGGATCCGGACGATGTCTCCGACCCGATTGATACGGTCAAGCTAGTCGATGCATTTGAAAACACGAAGATGTTCCGTCGCGTATGTATTGAATTCTTCGAGTACATGCCGTCTATCTTCTACGAAGAGACGCGGCGACTCCGGTTTTCGGTGGCCGATCTTGTAGAGTGTCGTTCGGTTCCCCGAACATTATCACAGGTCTATAACATCTCGAAGTCTGTCGAGCTTGCCTACGCATCTCAGAACACATACGATGTAGTTATTATCACGCGCAATGATTACATCCCTCACGTTATCACATACGGCATACCGAGTCCGTTGAAACAGGGAATCTACGCATATCGGACATCGCCGTATCGGACAACGACTCAGCAAGTTGGTATGGGAAACGACCTTCTTGATACAGAAGATCGTGCCTTTTACGGAACACACGATGACATGGTAAAATTTAGACAGTTCTATCAACAACTTCACACAGTCTTCACAAGTCCACGAGTCTACCCAGAAATCTTACACACCAAATTTATTCGCAGCCTCATACCCGAAGAACGTATTTACTATCAGGACGGCATACATATTGAGTTTCCACCAAACAGGACGGATCCTATCAAACACAAACTTACGGGCAGTGAATTCAAATTCATAAATGAGTGATTCTGTCCCGATCGATTCACCCCATCACGAAGCATTTGGGCACTGGGTGTTCGAATCAGCTATCTTCCTACCCGAAATACGGAAACAAGGAAAAAGGGTCGCTCTTTCGGCCAAAAAGGACTATAAACAACTGTTTTGCAAGCACTTCGGATTTACTGAAGAAGATGTCGAGTACACATCTGCGCCGCGAGGCGCCACCCTAACCTTGATGGACGCGCCGGTTCCAGCGGAGTACCCCGAGCGTCTTCGGGAATTCTTCGCGCAGTTTTCATCGACCGTGGTTCCCGATGTAGACTTTGTCTTGCTTCCACGACAGAAGAAAGAGAACTACGTCAACAACGATCGGCCGTGTCGGCTGACACCCTATATTGATGTCTTTCGAAAGTCTGGGCGTTCGTATCGCATCGTCAATACAGACGAGATAACAAATCTACAAACTCAAATCGATTTAGTTAACTCTGGTCGAACAGTCATCGTCACCGACGGATCCCCTGCAAATGTAAACGGGATGTTTTGTTCAGGTAAGGATATTTATGTCGTCCGAGACGGATCTCTCGAAACACACGTACCGCAGTATCCAATGTTGCAGATTATACATGCCGAAATAAAGAAGAAGAACACCATGCAGTTCATAGATGCGAGTCAACTCTTCACCCTCGTACGCGCATAGGGTAATCCGTACACACCCCAAGACATACTCCATGGTCTCCAGGCGGCATTACGCAAATAACCGTATCTGTTGTTGGGCTACCGATATTGCCCCATATAAACCCCTTGCTTGTCAGAGTATACGTATCCTTGTCGTGAAAGAAGCAGTTGAACTGATCTTTCAGGGCGATGAGTGCATCCAGGTTCTTGCAGTGAACCCATAGCTTCGACCCATGTTGCGTCAGGAAATCGAGTGAGGTCTCGTGTTCGGGACCATCGTGTCCCAACCAGATCCGACCGTCGATACGCCATATGTCAATCTCACAGTCGAACCCTTCAGAAAGAGCATTCACGATGGTCTCCTCTCGGTTCTCCATTGTAGGATTCGGACCGTGCAGATTTCCACGGTGAGCGATGATCCGCATGATTTACATATCATCTGATATGAAAGTAAATGAAACTTGTTGTTTTCGACCTCGACGGAGTGCTGCTCGACTTCTGCGAGGTACACTACGAAGCACTCAACGAGGCGATTGAGGGTGTCGCCGGTAGTCACGTTTGTATCACTCGCGGAGAGCACGAGCACGTGTATAATGGTCGCAGTACGAGGGCGAAGCTCGAGTTGCTTCACAAACACAAGGGTCTTTCTCGTGAGCTGTTTGAGGACATATTTCAACGCAAGCAGGAGTTTACATCGATTGCCGTTTCGCGTGTTGCTCCCTCACCCCGTCTACAGACCATGCTTCTTCGATTGACATCCGAGGGGTACCAGACAGCGTGCGCGACGAACTGTATTCGCAAGACGCTCGATGCCGCGCTGAGTGCACTGGGAATTCGCAATCTGTTTACGTTCACCGTGTCGAACGAGGATGTGCGCTCACCCAAGCCCGATCCAGAGATTTATCGGTTGTGCCACGAGATGGCGGGCGTGCGTCCGTCGGAAACCGTGATCTTTGAAGATTCCCCCATCGGCCTCACGGCGGCGGAGGCAAGTGGTTCGTGGGTGACCCGCGTTCCTACGCCCGATTCTTTGACTGAGGAGTTTGTAATGGCGGCTCTTACGCCCGTGACGATTGTTATCCCGATGGCTGGGAACGGAAGTCGGTTTACAAAGGCGGGGTACGTGGATCCGAAGCCGCTGATCCCCGTTCGGGGGAAGCCGATGATTTCGTGGGTGGTCGACAATCTCAGGGTACCCAATGCTAGGTTTGTGTTTATCATCCGGGGCGACTACCCCGAGTCGTGCAAGGATCATCTCCGCGCGATTGCCCCTGGGTGCTCGATTATCGTAGTTGACAAGGTGACGGAGGGCGCTGCATGCACCGTGCTTCTGGCAAAGGATTTGATTGACAATACTACACCTCTCGTCATTGCCAACAGCGATCAGTACATTGACTTTGACGCACAGGAGTTCGTTCACTCGTTCTTGACCTCGGGAGCCGATGGCAAGATTTCCACCTTCAACGGCGAGGGAAACCCCAAGTGGTCTTATGCGGCGATCAAGGATGGGTTTGTTACGGAAGTTCGTGAGAAGGATCCGTTCTCGGAACATGCGACCACGGGTGTGTACGCGTGGAAGCATGGTTCGGATTTTGTGCGGTTCGCGGAGCAGATGATCGCGAAGAACATTCGTGTCAACAACGAGTTCTACGTAGTACCGGTCTACAACGAGGCGATCGCGTCTGGACTGAAGGTTACCATATCGGATTGCGATAAGATGTGGGGACTCGGTGTCCCCGAGGATCTTGAGTTTTTCCTCGCGAACTTTTGAATCTTAGATTGACGTGTTCTTCAGTAGAATATCACCCCCGAAGTCGTGAACCACAGACCATTGAGACCCAAAGACGCTCAGAAGTTCCTCGCGATTCAGTTGACCCTCATACAAACCTGTTGCGTACTCCGTATAGACATACCGGGTCCTCTTCAGCGTCTCCGCCGCTCCTGCAAACACGATATCCTCTGCGCCCTGAACGTCGACCCACATGAAATCAATCACGCTGTCCTTGATGGTCTCCAGATCGTCAAGTCGAATACACTTGACAACGGTCTTGTTCGGAAAGGTACACCACTTGTGTTCTGTGAGGTGTCCTGTGGGGCGCTTCAAGGATGATGACGACGACCAATCGTTACCGTTGTGATCGTCGTCAATGAAGGCTGGAACTCGACCCGACGACATGTAAAACTCGCGGTCCTCGTTGGCATTTGAAAGGGCGACAGGATGAAACTCGCAGATTCTATCGAGACCTCGATCAACAATGAACTTAATATTGCGAGGATCCGGTTCAAACCCGATGATGCGGACAGAGGGGATCATCTCGCGGAATCGGCGCGTATCCTCTGCAAAGTGCATGCCGATCTCAATGATCGTCTTGGGATTCAGATTACGAATAAACTCGTAAATATTCATTTAGTGGTCTTTCTGCCTATACGTCTAAACCGAACAAGGTTCACGCAGACAGTACCCTCGCCCACTTCTGACGAACGTCCGCAATTCTCCTCTCGCGGAAATCACCCTCGGGTGTGTACTCGAACGTCTCCAGTTTGTGCGCCAGATCCTCCAGCGAATCAAAGACAATCGTGTTTGGTGACGCGAAGGTCTCCCACAGACAGCTGTTCTCGATCCAGAACTCTTCGCTCTTAAACGGTTCAAGTGAGCGAGGGGGTCGTGATCCCCAGTAGGCGCTCGCACTTTGTATATTCGGGTTCGCCTTCCAGTACGTCTTGGACGGAATAAACATCGGGATCCCAGCAGTAAAGTGTTCGAACATACTCATCGTCAGTCCGGCTTCGTAAGGGAAATGAATGACTCCCCGGTAACTGGCAATATCCGACCACTGGTACCTGCTCGGTTTCGGGGTCACAAGTGGATGTTCGAATGAACCCGAGTACACTAGAAAGGTGGGCTTCGTGGGAGAGTACTTCATGTTTGTGTAGAGACACAGGGAGGGGATCAAGGTCGTCCGAATACCAGCACCGTACAAGGTGTACAGCTGATCGGTCCTATTGTTTGACACGGCCTTCAGCCGATTTGACGACTGAAGTCTTTGCAGGCACTGATTGAGTTTCTGAGCCATCTCCATGTCGCGGTTCCAACAAAAGGGGAGATCGTAACGACATGCATTGATCATGATGATGGGCTTGTCGTACTTTTCAAACACGAGGGCGAATGCTGTCGTATAACAAACTAGAAAGGCGTCAAAGCTACGAAGGAACCTATCGTAGTTCGCTTGGAACCGCGCAATCATCTGAGGATTGAGGTCCCTCCATGTTGTGTTATTGATATGCTGAGCCATGGCAAGTTGTTTATTCATGACCCAGTGATGCCCGCTCATGCACCAATCAACGACCTCGATGTGCGGATTTGCGCTCTTGAAGTCTTCAACAACAGAGATATGCATGTCCATGCAAAACACCCGCATTTGAGTATATACAAACCGCACATTTCGTAAATGTGTTCTAGGATTTAGTGCGCCGAAGAAAATTGAGGGCGCGTCGTTGATCCTTCGGGGGGTCTGCGCGGGTTTCTGCGCGGGGTTCCCGTGGTGCCAGACGCCTGCACTGGATTGGGTACGCATCGAGAGAGGACCAGTCTCCCTTGTAATCAAACCGTTGGTGGTAGTACTGTCTGTCTCCGAGGTATATGTTGACCTCGTCGGGGTAAATGACCTGCGCGATATTGTGCTTTGCGAGACAAATATTGAAGAGACCATTATCTGCATCCTGACCTATAAACTGGGGATGTTCGGGATGTGCCCTTGACGGCGATGAATCAATGAAGTGGGGTGTCTCGCACAGAACCAACCAGTCGCGCAAGAGATGAAGAGAGGCTGCTGTCTTTTTTATTAACATGACGCCCGCATAACACGAGTTCATATCTCCCTGAAGTAGTTCTGGATAGTACATCATAACCACGTCGTTTTTAACATAGTGCGTTGCCTTGTACGCGTCGTTTGTCGAGAAAACGACCATGTCCTTTGTCTCTAACATGTCGAGGTACTCATTGAATCGTTTCAATCCATTCTTGTTGAGCCACACCCCAGCGTCACAGTACATCAGAGTGTCGCCCACCGAGAGGCGATCGAGAGCGTCCAGTATAATTTTTGGTTTCCACATGTAGTGCCCGTACCCCTTCGGGTTTGATTCGATGAAGTCCTTGTGTCTCGCAACAAACTCGAGTATGTCATACTCGTTCATTGCACGGATCTCGTCGAACACGCCAAACTCCCTTGCTTGCTGAACTATCCGATCTGGTTTCATAAAGTTCGTGTTTGCAAACGTAATAAACACCCGACGACTCATTGTGTCGTATGAACGTTATCACTTAAACTTCGGGATATATAAATTTGTTTACAGGATACCCCTGATAACATACCAATGACGTGTCGCATTTGCAAGTCATCGAACAGTGTGCCCGTCGTCGACCTGGGAGAACAGGTCATTACGTCTCGGTTTCCAGCCCTTGGTGACACGTCAACTCCTCGCACCCCAATCTGTCTTGTCCTGTGCCGTGAGTGCGGTCTCGTTCAACTGCGTGATACGGTGAGTGGCTCGGAGATGTACGAACATATGTACGGGTATCGTTCAGGACTGAATGAGATGATGCGAAAGCACCTTGAGGAGTACAACGCTGAACTGTCCTCCATGGCTGGGTTGTGGCCTGGTGACGCGGTTCTCGATATCGGAAGCAACGACGGGACCTTCTTGTCGTGCTATCCACCGACGCTCCGTCGGATTGGGTGCGATCCTACGGGGAAGCAGTTCGAAGAGTTCTATACGGATATGAAGATTGTTCCGACGTACTTTACTCGGTCTGTCTTTCCCGATACTCGGTTCAAGGCAGTGTCGTCCATTTCGATGTTCTATGATCTCCCCGATCCCGTCCAGTTTGCTCGCGACGTACACGCCGTTCTCCTCGACGATGGAATTTGGACCCTGGAGCAGAGTTATCTGGGGACCATGATCGAACAGAACAGCATCGATACAATTTGCCACGAGCACGTCGAGTACTACGGTCTTCGGCAGATTAAGCGTATCATGGACGAGGCGGGCTTTGTGATTGTGCGTGTCTCCAAGAACACGTGTAATGGGGGGAGTTTCCGTATCTATGCAGCGAAGGCAGGATTTTCCGCTGTCGAGTGTCCGGAGGTTGCCGAGTGGATTGCGAAGGAGGGATATCTCTCGGATCCGCGTACGTATGAGCGCTTTGTGGAGTCCTGTGCTACAGAAGTTTCCAAACTCACATCCTTCCTCGCGACACACAAGACCTATGTCTACGGTGCATCGACCAAGGGCAATTGTCTGCTGCAGTACGCAAACATCACCCCTGATCGTGTTCCGTATGCCGTTGAGCGTAATCCTCTCAAGTTTGGAAAGATGACCTCGACGGGTATTCCTATTGTCAGCGAGGAGTTCATGCGCGAGAACCCACCAGAGGCGCTTCTTGTTCTGCCCTGGCACTTTCGTGAGGCAATCGTTCAGCGCGAGGCGAACTACCTCGCACAGGGAGGCCGACTGGTGTTCCCCTTTCCCTCGTTTGAGGTCGTCACCCTCTCCCGTTTAGAGACTCATCTGTAAGAACAGGTATATGCTGAAGACCCAGAGCCAGGCGTCCCAGGACATCTTCGTCCATGCTGTCATGCGGAAGAAGACAGGCGTGAAGACGTATCTGGAGGTGGGCGCCGCTATGCCAACGATTATTAACAACACACACATGCTAGAGTCTGACGGCTGGCGGGGTCTGTCTATTGATATTGACGCAAACTACGGTCCTCAATACGTTGAGGAGCGTCGTAATCCCTTTCTGGCCGCCGATGCGTGCACGGTTGACTGGAACCCTATTCTCAACGGACACCCATTCTACGGCAAGACGATCGATTACCTCTCGTTCGATGTTGATAATGCCACACCGATTGCCTTTCCTCGGTTTCCCTTTGAGACGACGCAGTTCAACGTCATCACGATCGAGCACGATGCCTACCGCGTAGGACCTGAGATGCGAGACATGATTCGCGCACGATTGACGTCGTGCGGGTATCAACTCGTGTGTGGTGATGTCATTTGTGAAGGATTCGGGGAATTTGAGGATTGGTGGGTCTTTCCTAACAACGAGGTCGATATGGCTCTGGTTGAGACACTGAGGTGCAATAAGACCCCGTCTAGGCAGATTGTGAGTACGATAGTATCCTCGATATAAGAGTCTCTCGGAGAACGTCGGGCGCCCATTTCTTGCGTAGGGACTGGATGTGCGCCTTTGCCTTGGGGCTGTCTATGATATCCCGAATAGGGGTCTTGAGGGCGCAAATCGAGTCATCGTAAATGTGACGGAACATATTTGAATCTGAAATCGCTAGAGGTCGATCCAAACCAATAAGATAGTCGGTGACACTCGAGCACCCGCGTCCAGGTTGTATCTCGTACATAAATATATTGATATCGTTCGATGTCAAGAATCTCATGAGTGCCTCGTCGTCGAGATACTCATGTTGAATCTCGATCCGAATGTCGGGCTTGTAAATAAACATTCGACACGAATCGAGGAGCGCCTTCGTGTACGACATATTCTCGTCCTCATTTGCGTACGTGCATTTGGGGAGTGAGAAACGAATCCGCGCCACATCATAGCTTTCCTGAACGGCTTTGACGACGCGGTCAAACCGTTTTTCGTAGAACCCAAATCCGAAGGTCCCGATTGTCGGAATATCATTGGGTACGCAGGGGAGAGTGGTCGTCGGCTGAAAGACAGGGCGAGGGATTCCGTTGGGTGCTGTGGGATTACTATCCAAGATCATGCGAGGGTCATCCGTGAACGGCATGGGTCCCTCGTGATAGATGTAAAAGGTGGGTATCGACAGAGGAGTCCACCAGGGGAAGAGAAGACCGTGATAGTTCAACACCACAAAGGCATACGGACGCTTTGAGAGAGCAACGTGGAATTCTTCAAGAGACTCCACCTCTGCATAATCGAAGATATTGTCGTGATTGATATTTTTAACCAATCGGAGGAAGTACTCGTATGCTCCGCAGTTTCGGCGAGGGGTGTTCACAAGAAGGACGGGAATCTCTCCACGGTCGAAGGCCTTGCGCTTGGCAACCATGGAAGACGACTGGACGTCGTTGTGGACCATCTTGCGAACAAGTGCTTGAAAACTGATCTCCCGCTTCCAGTTCAGAACTGTCCGTGCCTTGGTTGCATCTCCAATCAGGATATCAACCTCTGCAGGACGGTAAAACTGAGGGTTAATACGAATAACCACACGCCCCGACTCGTCGCGACCGATCTCGTCAAGACCCTCACCCTCCCAGGTCAACGAGTGTCCTGCCTCTCGAAAGGCAATCTCAATGAACTCGCGGATCGTATGTGTCTCCTCGCTTGCAATTACGTAGTCGTCGGGTGTATCATGCTGCATCATCAGCCACATGGCGTTGACGTAATCCTTTGCATGTCCCCAGTCCCGCTTGGCGCTCAAGTTACCCAGTTCAAGAACGAAGGACGGATCGGTGTAGATCTTCTCCAGACCCAGGGTAATCTTGCGAGAGACAAACTCGGGACCACGGCGCTCCGATTCGTGATTGAAGAGAATGCCGTTACAGGCAAACATGCCGTAACTCTCTCGGTAGTTCTTGACAATCCAAAATCCATAAAGTTTCGCCACGCCGTACGGACTCCGAGGGTAGAAGGGCGTAATCTCCTTTTGAGGGATCTCAACCACCTTCCCATACAGCTCCGATGTCGACGCCTGATAGAAGCGAGTCTTGTCGGCAATTCCCAGCTGCCGAACGGCTTCTAGAAACCGCAAGGGTCCCAGGGCATTGACTTCGGCGGTGTACTCGGGTTGTGTAAAGGAGGTGTGGACCTGCGACTGGGCGGCAAGATTGTAAATCTCAATGCGTTCGGCATCGCGCAGTTTCAGGAGAAGGTTGAGGATGGAGGTTGTGTCTCCCATGTCTCCCTCCACCAGGGTGAGGTTCGGGTGTTGGATCACAGTCTCGATCCTTTCAACATTGCTGGTTGAGGATCGGCGGACAAGTCCGTAGACGAGGTAGCCTTTTGACAGCAGGAGTTCGGCGAGGTACGAGCCGTCCTGCCCGGTAATGCCCGTGACGACGCCGACTCGCATTTACTTTACGTATATGTATTGTTGTCTCACTTATTAACGTTTACATAAGTCAAGAGATTACATACAATGGTTCGGGTCTTCTCCTTCTGTCTGTACGGGCCGGAGAACCCGCTGTATTATGACGGGTTGATTGAGAACATCCTGCTGATTCGCGAGTACTTCCCAGACTGGAAGGTGTACGTGTATCTTGCACCCGATGTCACCCCTGTCATGCAGAGTCGTCTTCGAGAGTACCCCAACGTTGTCATACGTCGTACAGGTGAGTACGGACATGTCAATATGATTCATCGCTTTTTTGCCATCGATGAACCCGAGGTTGAGGTTATGATGTGTCGGGATGCGGATAGTCGAGTGCATTGGAAAGATCGGTGGGCGATCCAGGAGTTCCTCAAGTCACCTTATTCGGTTCACACGATTCGTGATAACTACGAACACTTTGCCACCATCATGGGCGGACTGTGGGGAATGCGTAAGGTGGATGGCATTTCGATACATGCCTTGTACGAAGAGTTCAAGACAAAACCCGTGAGCTGGGGTGTCGGGTACGACCAGAATTTTCTGAACGACAAACTGTATCCCCGCGTTATCGACATCATACTCGCGCACTACAGCTTTGATCGGTGTCGGTTTGTTCGAGAGCACGCAGAGAAGTTCCCCTTTACGTGGACGAACGACATCTACTGCGGGCGGGTAGAAGCCGTCGAGTCGAAAAAGACAAATTGGACTTCAAACAGGAGTCTGTCTACCGGTACATTCACAAATATTCTGCGTAAGAAGTAAGAATGGAGGGTGGTGCTCGTACAATTGGTTCTCGCGCCCAGGTCATGCACGGTACGGCAATGAAGACGGCGGGCGGTCTCACGAAGTCGGACCTCAAGTATAACAAGGCGGGTCGTATTGTCTCGCGCGCCAAGTCGCAGCGTGCGCGCAAGGAGAAGCGTCTCCAGAAGGCTGGATACCACACCCGTAAGGGAGTGTTCGGACACGTAAAGAAAGGTGGTGTGGAATAATAAATGCTCTGGCTAGCACTTTTGACAGCGACGGCCTGGGTTGACTTTGCCGTCATCGTTCTCTCTAAGATAGTACCTCTGACCAAATCCCTCGGTCAATGGTACTCTCAGTTTGGGGTCTCCGCCGTGACAGCCGACGTTCTGATTATTGTTCTCGGGATTGCGCTCTCCCAGTTCCTCTTCCCGGGCATCTCGGGGTGGAGTCTGGTCGCCGTTGCCGTTGTGATCCAGCTCATCCACGATGTGCTCTTTTACCTCCTCGTCGTGAAGCGGGTGCCCGACGGTCAGAATAAGATGATTGATACCTTCAAGACCTACGCGGCGGAGGGATCGTGGAAGATCTTGCTCGCCGATGCCTCGATGGTGACTGCGTCTGTGTTGCTGATGGAGTTCCTTGACGCTGTTCTCACCGACGATCAGTTGGGTTTCGTTGGACTCTTGGCAGTGTACTCGCTCTCATACATAATCTACACCAAGTAACAATGGGCGCGGGACTCTTTGGAACACCCCTGTATCTGAACCCCAAGTGCCTGGTCTTTTCCGCGTTTGTCCTGGTGATTTACTGGATGCCTCACCCGACAGCGTACACTCACAAGATTGTTGCTGCGTTTTTGCTTGCCTGTGTGGCGTACGTTCTGATGGCTTGGTACGATTATTGGTACGACTGCAATGACCGGCTCAAGCCGACCCTGCTGGGGTGGATGTGGGGGTGGGCGAAACCTGCCGAGTACCGCAAGAAGTTTGACGAGTTGCCAGTCAAGTACCAAAAGATCGTCCGCACAGTGGATATCGTGGTACTGATTGGCGTTCTGGGCTTGCTGGTGTATCCCTATATCGCTTTTCGTCGCAAGTAAGGAATAAGAATGGCGAAGAAGAAGGATGCGATCGACAAGATCGTGGAAGGTATTCACTGGAACGTGGGGAGTTTCTCCATGCTTCCCGTGTTCTTTGGCACCATTCTCGCCTCGCTCGACATTGCGATGATGGGAACGGCCAAGATGGTGAGCCAGGGAACTCTGCCTTATTACTCGGGCGCGGCGGCGGCTGTGGGTATGTATGCCCTGGTGCCCCTTATCTTCATCCGCGCCCTCCGTTATGAGGGCATGGTTGTGACAAATCTGGTGTGGAACCTGATGAGTAACATCATCGTGACACTCCAGGGCGTCTTCATCTTCGGTGAGTCCATCAAGGGTCTCCGTTGGTTGGGGATTGCCATGAGTCTGGTGTCCCTTGCACTTCTCGCCTACACAGATGACTAATTGCGTAAAGATACTTTCACAACTCATCAAGAATAGAAACATACAATGAGCGACGATTTGGTGGTGGCAAAGACGGTCCAGACTGCCCCCATCCGGACCCTCGCCGAGGGTCTGAAATCCATGCTTGTCGAGATGAGTCTCGTCTTCGACAAGGATGGTATCCGTATGTTGGCGGTGGATAACGCCAAGACCGTGCTGACACACATGCGCCTGCAGGCGTCCAAGTTCGAGCACTACGAGTACAACCACTCGGCTCCCAAGCTCGATGTGGGTCTCAACACCGATCACTTCTATCGCATCGTCAAGACGGTCACGAACGACGACACCATCACCTTCTCGGTCTCCAAGTCCGAGTCCAATCACCTGATGATTACACTGGAGAACGGTGAGAAGAAGCGCCGGATCCGCTACCGCCTCAACCTGCTGGACCGCGATGATTCGGACATCACGATGCCCGAGACGGAGTTTGCCACCCGCATCACGATGCCCTCGCTGGACTTCCAGAAGATCTGCCGCGACATGACGCTCCTGTCGGCCAAGACGGTGGATATCAAGAACGTGGGAGACAGCCTCACCTTCTCCTGCAAGGGTCCCTTTGCGTCCCAGACGGTCACGATGGGTGATTCGACGTCCGAGATCTCGATTACGAAAAAGGAGAACAACGAGATCGTGAGTGGCACGTTCTCGCTTCCTCACCTGGTGCTCTTCACCAAGTGCTCGAACCTGTCGAACAACCTCGAGATTCACTTGAAAAATGATTGGTTCTTGATGATTCGGTATGTGATTGCGAATCTGGGTGATATTAAGCTGTGTCTAATGCCTTGCTCCACGTAAGCTTACTTGGGACGCAGGTTGTGTGCCTTGTACGCGATGTCACTACCGACCTTCATCTTCAGAGAGGTCTTGAAGAGGCGCCAGTCGGACACCGTGGTCGTGGTGTTCCAGATCTTGATGATGTGAAAGGGACCCTTGGGCGAGAGCGTGACGCCCACGATCGTCTCGTTGTGGCGCGTGAGGAGAGAGGAGGCCACACAGTGGACCATGCAATCGACGAAGACAGAGTGGGTGTCGGCGGCATCCACCTTCTTGGACCAGGCACCGCCCCGGTCATTCTCCAGGGCATCCCAGAGGGGACGGAAGCCGTCCTTCATAAAGAAGAACATACCCGAGTTCCACGCATCCAGCGTGATGGTCTCGATGATGTTCCAGAAGTCTCCCAGAGTACGGATCTCCAGAATCCGGATATAACTCTGGAGTGAGTAATCGCTGTTGTTCGGGTCATGATACCACAAAACCCACGTGTGTGGCAAATTTGTGGAGTCTGTAGCCATTTGGGAGGACCTCTATAGTATGCTCCAGACAATCGGTTCGTTTTGAAAACGAAAGTAGATATGAACTCACAAGACAGAGCACCCGAACAGAATGGACGTTGAATCCGTCTATGCTTCCCGTGCTCTCTCTCGCGAGCCTCTCTCTGAGTCCATCCTTCAGATCATTTCCAAGCTCAAAATTTCCTTCAAGCCGCCCTTTCGGCGCCCTCACTTCCACAAGAAGCGGGACCCCGAGGACGTGAACTGGCGCCAGAATGCCCTGGCGGACGTGGTGCGCAAGGTTCGCGAGACGGCCGATGCGGACTATGATGCCGTGAGCTCCTGTATCAACAAGTTGAGCAAGCAGAACTTCATCAAGATGATTGTCGACATCCTCGCCCGCCTCGACAAGCGGGATGCGATGTTCCGTCTCCGTGTGACGACGCTCCTGTTTGACCGTGGTGTTCGTCAACCCTTCTTCGCGCCAATGATGACAGATGCCTATGCGGAGGTGGCAAAGGCGCACCCTGAGGCACTCCAGGACCTCTTAACACTGGTCAATCTGTTCGACGACCTTTACGATGCCTCCAAGGTGATCGTGGTCCCTGCGTCGACGGAGCCAGGGTATGACGAGGCCATCTTCGCGTGGACAAAGCAGAAGGAGATGAAGCGGGGCTTTGCGGTGTATGTCTCGGAGCTCTACACGCGCTCCCTGATCCCGCCCGAGACGATGCTGGGATTCGTGCGTGCGGTCCTCGTCGACCTTCACGATGGTGTGCGGGCGCCCAAGACGAGTGCCAACGAGGAGAACGTGGACGGTCTGGTCCGGTTCCTCTTCGCCGTCGCCCCCAAGATTGACATCCGGGACGACATTCGCGCCCTCCTGGCAATCCCTCGCGAGCAGACGATCTCGCTGAGCATGAAGTCGCGCTTCAAGCTGGAGGATACGCTGAAGCTGCCGACGGTGCGCTAGTGCGCTAGCGCGGTAGAATATGTCGCGACAAGTCCTTGCGTCAAAGAAAATGAGCGCCGTGCCCTCTGCCACCGTCATGGCCCAGGCGGCCAAGATTGCCATCGAGCAGGATCGCCCGATCTACCTCGATTACTACAACGATAGCATCGCCAAGACGTGCTGCATCGGTGTGCGCGATACCGAAAAATTTTTGATTAAGTCGGATACGGAGTACACGTCGACGATCGCCTCGATCATGCGTATCAAGGAGGAGAAGGTCTACCTCGTGCTGACGGAGAACTCGCTGTACATTGTGTCGGCGGACATCCCGGTCAAGAAGATCGTGTCGGGTGCGGGCGGCATTGCCACTGTGCCCACGGCGTAAGCAATCACCAATTGGTGAAAAACAGTGGAAGAGTTTAAACAAACCACACGCATATCATATACTCGAATGGTGACGTACGCGTGCACCACGTGCTCGAAGATCTTCAAACAGAAGGGTCATCTTGAGGCTCATAAGAGTCGCAAGACGCCTTGCAAGAAGGATGATACGATAGACCAACTTGTCGAGAAGAAGGTCCAAGAGGTTCTTGCGAAAACGAACGCCGCGCGAGACCACTCAGATAGCGTCACTCAGAGTGCTCCTACGCGGATGGCAAACACCAACCTCGCGCTTCTCGAGGAGTGTCTGCAAAGCCGTTCGATACACGAGGTCTCAGACACGCTGAATCTATGTGTCGGTACGGTGCGGAGATGGCAGGAACTACAGGATGTTCCCAGCCAGTACACGTTTGATCTATACAAGATGCTGGGGCGAGAGATTGACTATTCAGCGTTTAGTTCTTCTTCGAAGGATCAGTTCTTCACACCGGAGGGGGTCTCGAAACACTGCTGGGCGACGTTCAATGACATCGTTCACATTGATACGGCGGAATACACCTTTATTGAGCCGTCTGCTGGGAATGGCAGCTTCATGAAGGTCTTACCGGAGGGCTCTATCGGACTCGATATAGAACCACGCGGGGAGAACATCCAGAAACAGGATTACCTAACGTGGAGTCCGCCGGATCTGGGAAAGAAGTACATTGTGTTCGGTAATCCCCCCTTCGGGCTGCGGGGACATCTAGCACTGAACTTTATAAATCATTCGTACGCGTTTGCCGATTACGTATGTTTCATCCTGCCGCAGTTGTTCGAGAGCGACGGTAAGGGGTCTCCTCGAAAGCGAGTGACTGGATACAATCTGATTCACAGTGAGCCTGTGTCTGCGATGTTCTATTCACCCGACAACCAAGAGGTGAAGATAAATGGTGTCTTTCAGATATGGTCTAAGTTTACAAAGAACCCCGTCTACGACATCGTGAAACGGTCCGAGGACACCATCAAGGTGTACTCTCTTTCAGATGGTGGAACCGTGGCATCCACGAGGAACAAAAATATGATCGGAAAGTGCGATGTATATCTTCCCTCGACCTGCTTTGGAAAGGAAACCATGAAGGTGTATTCCTCATTCGAAACGCTGCCAGGTAAGAAGGGATATGGGATCGTATTCCGGAAAGACCGAGAGTCACTCATTGAAAAAGCGAAGAGGATAGATTGGTCCTCGATTAGCTTTCTCTCGACAAACTCGGCCTTGAATTTGCGAACGTCCTTGATTTACTCCGCGCTCAGTGGAACTTCTTGAGGAAGGTCGCAACCTGCGCCATGGTCGTCTTGACATCGACCTTGATAGACGAACCTACAGCAACTGCCCGATCCAGGTTACACACCCCCATGTCAAACTTGTAGACATCACTCGTACCCCTCCGCAGGTGGGGCGTGCGTCCAATGATATCATGCTTCTTCGTCATATCGAACTTTGGTAGAATCGTGATGTAGTAGTCGTTCGGACTGATGTCGATGAAGACCGTCTGGTCGCAGCCCCCGGCACGAAGAGACTCGTGCTGGAACGTGCCGTTGCTGCCCCGCCATGCCGTCTTGACCTCGTCCTTTTTCTCTGCCACTCCAATCTTGCAATCATATGTGCCATCGTCGGCATCGATGTTCGCGTCTCCCGTGTACGTCACTGCGAGACCCGCCTCCCGGCACAACCTGTTGAAGGCGAGCTCACCCACCTTTCCGGAGAAATCAGGACGAAGCTGCTGGATCGACTCGAAGTGCGAGCCGGTCCACACTGTGTTTGCCGCCTTCTGTACTTGCAGCTGGTTGTCACTGATCTCTTGAACGATGCTAAGGGGACTTCCCGCGGGGGCAGTCTTGCGTTCGCAAGTTGCTGCCTCCAACTCGGTGACCCGGGCACGGAGGCGGGCGTTCTCGGCGCGAAGGTTCTCGATTTCCTGGTTCATTCTGTCTGTGGTACTGTCTAGGGTAGGCAGTCACTAGTTACGCCCTGCTCGAAACGACTTTCGTTTTGGCGGACTATACTCACAATGGACTTCCCTCCTCCCCATACGATCCTGTATGAGGCACTGAACGATCGGGTCACACACGACCTGTGGACTACCTACAAAACCACGCACGCTCACGAGTGTGATTTTGAAGAGGTGGATGCGGCAGTGATGAACGGTATGGACGACTTCGCCAAGTGGTTCGCCCAGTGGATGGCGTTTGCGCCCTCTCGTTCGGGCGTACGCATTCGCCTCTTGATGGTGTGGCACTCCCACTTCTTGAGTCTCGCGTGCCAGCAGATGTTGAGGCGCACCCTGGAACAGCGCTCCTTCCGGTGTCGTGTATGGTTTCATATTGAAGAACCCACTCTTCAACAAGCCATCGTCAGCCGTTGCATCGTTCGTCGCCTCCCGCCCAGTGCTCCCCACACCCTGCAGATTTGCGGCCCACTGGATTTGGATTTATACAAGGACCCGCGGGCCTTTGAAACGAAACTCCTTCAGGCAAAGAGATAGTATCTCAATGCGTGTCTTCACCGATGGGTCATGCACAAAGAACGGTCAGGCAGGTGCCAAGGGCGGATGGGCGGTCTGGTTCCCCGAAAACAAGGAGTGGTCGGAGGCACAACGTCTGAACGACTCCGATTCACAGACGAACAACCGTGCCGAACTCACGGCGATCCTGAAGGCCGCAGAGATCTTGGAACGTCGTGGATGCCTCGATGAGGACCTTGTCATCTACTCCGATTCGAAGTACTGCATTGATTGCTTGACAAAGTGGATCCCGGGATGGGTCGCTCGGGGATGGAAGACGGCCGATGGAAGCAACGTCTCGAATCGGGATTTGATTGAGGATATCTCCCGCCGTCTCTCTCGGTTCAAGTCTCACCGTTTCCATCACGTGCGCGCCCACACGGGTGGGTCAGATGACATCTCCCGCCAGAACGATCAGGTCGATCGGATGGCACGCGGTACGATGGACGACACGGTTGATACGAAGGAGGTGGTTCTGACTGCTGTCGACGAGATCTTCCCCGGATGTCCCGTGCGACTCCTGGGTCCTCCCGTGCGAGCAACCGAGGTCACACAGTGGATGCGCGACCATCTCGCCGAACTCGATGCCAGTGTCATCGACCATCACCTGTATCTGGCCTTCAAGGAACTGTGTGCGGCACGGGAGGTGGTTGTCTCCAAGAAGATCGCGCAAAAGACGCCGTATGTCCGAGCCGAGCGCGCCCATTTACAAATATCTCATATCGTTATAGACAAGGGAGAATGAGTGGAGTCATCGCTTATCATTTCTGGTCTCCCACCTGTGGCCCGTGCAAGGTCATCAAACCCGCGATCGAGGACCTGAAGGAGGAGTTCCCAGATGTGCTGTGGCGTTCGGTGAATACACACGACGACATCAATGATGCCTCGCGTACGTTTTCGGTCACCGTTGTTCCCACGATTGTGGTGACAAAGAACGGGACGGAGGTTGCTCGTCACTCGGGTACAAATATGAGTATCTATTATTCTATTTTGCGTAAGGCGATTGCACTTTAAGCGCTTTGAGTTTACTTCTTTGCCGGGCAGTTCGCACCCGCGACACCTCCCGAGGCGAACGAGAAGTTCGGGGATCCTGTTGCCTGACCAAAGATACTTCCCCAACTGCTCTGTCCGTCCTTGGACGAGACGTCGGGGATCGCTTGGTCATTCGGTCCCTTGATATACGGGCGTCCCTGATCGTCAACATATTGACCTGCGGCATTTTTCTTAAGGTCCCGCACGTTAACACGAGGAAAGGGGTAGATCGCCGAGGATGGCAAGAAGGTGGGAAAGTACGCTTGGACGACAGCATACGCCGAACCACCGAACAAGAGACCCTCGGAGAACGCCATCAGCGCACGAAGGTACTTGTTAATCTCGAGGTTGTCCACGACACAATTGCCGACCACCGCTGTCTCTCCGAGGAAGAGGATGAAGAAGAAGACAATCGCCGCAGACGCGTTCTCCCATCCGCGGTTCATGATGAGGTCGAAGATATAGTACGAGAACACGGTCGCCGTCACCACCAGTGTCTGGGGCGTGTAGGGACTCGCTGCCCACGAGAACCCCTGAACGGTGCATCCATCGTAGTCCTTGAAGAAGGAGGACTTTGCCGTACCCGTGCCTGTGCTTGTGCCTGTGCTTGTGCCCGTGGTTCGGCGGAAGAGAGACTCAGAGTCGACCCCGGCAAAATTGTAAGCGGCGGCGCCTCCCTCCATGGGTTTGGATGCCAGGATATCTCCCACGCGCCCAAGAGTGTCGAACATACCCACCCAGAAGAACTTGAAGAGCCAGTTCAGGGGGATGCTGAGGAGTCCCACCAGACTGGGAATCGAGTACACTCCCTGGTAGGTAAACATATCGGCGAGGATGCCAAACAGAAGGAGAATGTGGGGGATGTAGGTGAGTGTGTCAGTAATCAGCGAACCAAACGAGGGAAGGACGGGTGTTCCCAGGGTCGGTTTGGGTCCCGGGCGAGTCGCATAGACCGTCGCCAGAACCGAAACGACGGCGGTTATCAAGATTGTCCACCACGGAACAGTGGGTTGCGACATATTGTTCTTTTACCAGACTTGTTTTATTGTCTATCAACAATGGGTGGTTCGCAATCGTCGGCACAAAGCAGGCCGCCGCCTCCACCAACCATAGGGTTTGACTCCTATCCCGTCGGTGAAGGAGTCGACGGAGTGTTTACGGGACAGTTTCACGCATGTACCGAGTGCAACCTGAAGGTGAGTAATGTGAGTACGGCAGAGGTTCGTCTCGAACGCGAATACGGGTCCATCACACCAAATCAATGTGCTGCTCTTGCTAACGACCGAGATAAGGTGAAGAAGCGAGAGATGACGGTGATGGACTTTATGAACAATCTCCAGAGGGGTGTGTACTTTCGCCCCACAGGCGCATCGAACGAAACGGGAAAACCGTGCGAACAGGTGAAGTTTCCCGCCGATGTCGCCGCAGACATAAAGACCATCGATGACTACGATGCCAAGGCCGATAAACTCATCCCGATTCGCGCTCGCAGGGTTCAAGCGGGAATGGGTGACTTCTCGTCGGATACGAAACTCACCCTGATTCCGAACGCGCCGTTCCATTTCAATTTCAACGGTGTTGATGTTCCGGTCACCAAGATGCGTCTCTACCGTCCCTGCCCGGTCCGCATTGATAACATCCAGTACGATGCCGTGTTCTCCCTCAACGATGCAGATGATCCGAACGTACAGTTTATCCTGCTGATTCCGATTCAGGTGTCGTCCATTCCCGATGCGCGTTCGGACACCTTTTTCCGTCGCTTCACACCCTCGATTCGGAAGATCATTGCCCCCGATACGGAGCGGGCATCCTTCTTGCCCATCTCGGTTCCTACGGGGAACAACTGGAAGATGAGTGATATTCTCCCTCAGACGGGAGATACGACGGGTGATCTCGTCATCCAAAGTGGCTTCTTTGCGTGGAAAGGACAGGGAAATCGACCTCCATACGCGACGGAGAATACGTCCACGCATATTCAGTATGGATGGAGTAGTGCTGCAGAGTACACGGCATCGCAAAATGCGTACATCGACCAGATGAATGACATTAATCAGATCATAGCGAAGGCGGGCGGACGCCCGTATGTTGCAATGCCTCATATCTCAGGACCGCCTCCTGGACCCCAATATCTGATGCTCAGTAAACCTGTCACGGTAAGTTCGGTAGCAATGTCGGATATCAACTTGCTCCCCGTGACGCCCTCGCAGCATGCTATCCATCCTCTTCCCACGTCACTTGATTACGTCTATTATCGCGAACCCATTGCCGAGACGGCATGCGAAGAACCGCCGACCGGTGTGTCTGCATCCCCGAACATCCCCGCGCCGCCGTCAGTGCAACCTGTTGTGCCGGTTGGATACAGTTACAACAACCCGAACAACCCCAGCAAGATGGGCGAGTTCGTGCAGACGGGGTATCGTACTGGCGATGGCAAGGTGGTTGGAACGGATGGAGTGACGGAGAAGTTTGATAATAAGAATTCGTGCAGTCCGTTTGTCGCGCCCCCGCACCCGCCCATCTTGAGTAGCGACACCCTCATGACGATTCTCATCGGGGTGTTTGCGATGATCGCCACGTTCATTGGTGTGTACTTTGCGATCAAGTACGCGGATGGACCCGGAGGTGATACGATCAAGAAGTGGGGTCAGAAGCTCGGAGTCACACTCAAACAGATGAGTCGCGACTTGCCTCGCATATCACCCTCGGAGTCCTTCTATCCGGAGAGAGAACTTCGTCGCGCCGCCGCGCCTGCTCCTGCCCCAGCATCGGCACCGGCACCGGCACCCGCACCGAAGAAGGAAGAGGACAAACCTATCAAACTCACTGATGCCCAGATTGCTCAAGCCTTGAAGGCACAGGAGACAGGTGCCGAGGCGCGACTGAGTGCTCCCTCGTCCGTCGATAATCCCGCATACAAGAGTCGTGATGACTTCCTCAAGGCCCAGCGCTCAAAGACAGGAAAGAGTAAGTCACCTGTGACGACCGCGCCGCTCACCGCTGCCGAACAAGCACAGTTTGACAAGTTCGCGAAGGAGATGGAGGAAAAGGAAGCGAAGGAGAAGAAGGAGAAAGAAGAAAAGGCAAAGAAGGAACGAGAGGAGCGGGACAAGAGGGATCGGGAGAACGCGGCGGGCACAGGACTCCTGTCTGCTGCGCAACTCAAGGAGAATGCAGAAGCGTCCCAACCTGTTCGCCGGGTGACTCAACGTAATCGCAAGACCTTCGATGGACCGAGTACTGGTACTCCCCTCAAGATGGACACCGACCTTGTTCGTCGCGCCCGCGCCCGCGAGGCAAAGGAACGGCAGGAGGCAAAGTTGAACGATGGCGACGAGGATGACCGCGTGCCCGTGGAGCGTTCCTCGTCGCCTGTGCGCGGACGGAACTATTCGACGCCTCTTCTGGAATCTGAACGTGAGCGTGCTCGCCAGATCACCCGCCGTAATGCCCCGAGTCGTTATGCCTTCCGGTCGTCGTAATGAAAAATAGTATACATGCATCCGAACGATTCGTTCAGTAGAACTGGCGACGAGAGTGACCGTCAAACAGGTCACCATTGTGCTCGTCCTCATCGCCCTCGTCATTCTGCTCTGAGAACCGCGCCTCCAACTCGGCATCCGTCATCGGACGCTTCATCTTGGGCTTCTTGTGCTCTATCTGGCTCCATCCCTCGGCGTCCTCCTTTGCCCGAGGCGCACGAGCACCATCCTCATCTGACATCATATGACTATCACCCGACGCCGGGCGACCCCGGTTCGGGCGATAGATGAAGATACCCGCCTCTGTGCGCTTTTCTGCTGCCGTCTTCTCACGCGCAACCTGCTCGCGCATCCGGTTGTCCTCATCACTGCTATTCCAATTCTTGGCGAGCGTCGCAAACGAATCCTGCCGACTCGCATTCCACGCCGGCGGCGAGAGCGAGGCATTCGAGAGCGTGGGGAACTGAGACTCGGGCTTCTCAATCAGCGCCTTGCGCTGAGACTCTTCCGCGGCGATCCGCTTCGCCTCGGCCTCGCGACGCTCCTGTTCGTGCGCGGGCACAAAGTCCTGCCGGCGGGCACGACCCGCGTGATACGGGCGAGGACCACTCATCTTCTTCGCATCGGGCGTCGGGTAGCTGGGGCTGGGGAAGCTACGGTACTGAGACATCGTAACTGTTTGTTGTTGGGGGGACATTCCATTCCTCCGAACAATCCACTTTCGTTTTGACGAAACGAATGATTTATATGGATTGTTACGCCAAGTATCATGGTTCTTGTCACCACTGTCGCTGTTGCCGGCACTCTCGCTGAGCTGACGATTCCCCCGAAGACGCCTGACGTGCTTGAGTGGCTACGCAAGAAGTGTAAGCAGCCTGGTCTGCAGTTCCAGGGTAAGATTACCTCTGAGGAGTGTGCCTATGCTGTCTTTGCGACGCCGAGTGACGACGACGAAGAGAACACGAACCAGCACATGCTTCCCCCGCCCTTCCACGACGATACCTTCTCGGGGTCTCTCGTGATTCTCAAGACGCTGAATCTGGATTCGGATGAGTACCAGAAACCTGCAGGGTCCTATGTGGATCTGCGGTCGGCTGAGTACGACGAGTTCTATGCATCCTGTACCTTCAAGGATGACGAAGACGAGGAACCTGCAGAGGAGGAGGACGAGGAGAATGAGAACCCTGAGGTTGATGAGGGTGAGGACGAGGAGGAGGACACAGAGGAGCGTGAGGAACCTGGCGTCCACATGATTCATGCCTCCAACGTCTTTGTGGAGCACCCTCTGCGGACGCGAGTCTCTGAGCGGTTCGGATCGGAGGAGATTGAGCGCGCCATCCTCAATCGGTGCGTTCACGACGCACAGACGTGGTACGTGGATATCGACTGGGACAATCCTGTGTTCCTTGAGATGTATCGCTCTCGTGCGGTAGACCTGTATCGCTACCGTCACCTTGCATCGACAATGACGCCTCAGGAGTTTGCAGATTCGGAACCGGTCGATCGCAATCCAGCACGGTGGCGGGCCATTATCGAGAAGACGATCGAGCAAGAGAAGGCGACGTACTCTCGGGAGAAGACGGCGAGCATCTTCATGAACTGCTCCTCGTGCAAGCGCAAGACGAAGTGCGATTACTACCAGCTGCAGACGCGTTCGGCGGATGAGCCGATGACGACGTTCGTGACCTGCCTCGAGTGTGACAAGCGGTGGAAATTTTAATAGCATATCACAATGGGTCTGAAGGACAGTCTTCAGGAACACAGGGTCCCTCTGCCGCCTGACTTTGACGAGCGGATGGACCTCCTGGTGGCGGCCCTCCGGCGGAGTCCAACATACAAAGACAAACTTGCTGCCTTCAAGAAACAGCGGGGCGGCGTCGCGTCCACAGAACTCAATCCCGAGGATTGGTTGGGTCCTCACCTCAATTGGTTCGTCGATGGAGTCACAAGTCCTCTTGCTCGCGTGGTGTGGTTGACGCTGTTCAGCGTTGTCTTTTTTATCAAGTACATCGAGGCAACCCCGGTGTTTGGTAGTGTGGTATCCGTGGTCCTCGACCTGATGCTGGTACAAGGAAAGATCTTAACAAAGACGATCCAGAAGGCACTTCCGGTCACCCTTGGCATGATACCCATCCCCTTGTCGTCGGTGTTTGGTATGGTAATGGCAGGGTTGTTCGGATTGATCATGTGGCCAATCATCGGTCTGATTGCGTTTTCGCGCGGCGAGTTCAGTACTGCAGTTGAGTCGTCCTTCCGCGTAATCCCCCCACCGATTGGCGACATGCTTGCTGATATGTTTTTGGAGGTCAATCGTACGGCGGCGGGTCTGAACATGAATCGTGTGAAGTTGGTGAGGGACCTCTCGTCTGCCTTTGCCTTGCTCGAGAGTAGCGTCGGCGGGGTTGCCGATGTCGTGAAGGAAGGTCTCAAGGGTGCGCACGAGAAAACAGCCCAGGCAACGATGGTGTCCAATCGCCTGAAGGAAGGGTTCTCGTCCTTGAAGGACAAGGTGCAGGAGCAGGTCAATCCGGATGCCCTTGCCGGGAAATTTAATGATACGGTGACCTCACTGACGGAGAAGGTCAAGTTGCCCGTGCGCGGTGGAATTCGGTTTTCAAGACGCGCGCGTAGAACCAAGAAATGGCGGATGCACCGCACGCGACGGTCGATGCCGAGCAAGTCCGTGCGACGCTGAGGGAGTGGATTGCCGTAGACGACCAGGTTCGTGCTCTGGCCGCCCAGGCCAAGGCACTGCGTGAACGCAAGGTTGCCCTGAGTGGGAACATCCTGGAGTTCATGCGGGGTCAGAATCTAGACAACTTTGTCATTGAGGGTGCGGGTGGTACGATTGCCCGCCAGCAGCGGACGATTCGCGCGCGCCCCAATCGTGCGGTTGTGCGTACGCAGATTGCGATTCTCCTTGCCGACCAACCCCAGCGGATGGCTGAGGTTCTGCGGACCATTGAGGGTGTCCCGGAGGATGGCAACGATGCCGGCACTGTCACCACGCGCGAGCTCCTGACGCGTCGGATTCCCCGGACACAGCGTATTGACTTAGGATAATGTGGTGGGTCGTTGCTTGTTTCGTCCTCTGTCTGTACGTCCAGCTCTTCAATGTCTTGGCGACCATGTATCTTGACTCCGATCGGACGATGGGGTGGAAGGACCTGTTTCACCACTTCGTGCCCCCGGTTGAAATCACCATCAAACTTTAACACGTGAAAACATACATATATATGTTCGAACCCTGCAGCGTGGAGCTGCTCGAGACCTTTGGGTCTGACTTGACCGTTGTGAATGCAGCGCGAGTCAGTCTTGGAAAGCATGTGGATGAGATGACGGACAAGGATGCGAAGTTGATTAAGTACCTGGTGGATCACGACCATGTGTCTCCCTTCTTCCATCCTCAGGCGCGGTTTCGCCTGAAGATGCCGATTTGGATGGCACGTGAGTGGTTTCGTCATACGGTGGGTCTGTCTCGCAATGAGATCAGCCGTCGCTATGTAGACTTTGAACCGTCCTTTCATATCCCCGACTTCCGCACGCGCGCTCCAGGCAAGAAGCAGGGGAGCAATGATGACGTCCACAAGGACAATGAGTACCTTCGCGAGCATCTGCGGGAGGCCTGTAAGCACTCTGTGGAGGCATACAACCTGATGCTGTCAAACGAGGTTCCTCCCGAGCAGGCCCGCATGGTTCTGCCTCAGAATATGATGACGGAGTTCATTGAGACGGGGTCTCTGGCGGCGTACGCTCGTCTGTATCAGCTCAGAACAAGCCCGGACGCGCAGAAAGAGATACGCGAGGTGGCTTGTAGTCTGGGTAGCACCCTTGCCACCGCTTTCCCCGTTTCATGGGCACAACTAACACGTCAGACCCCCCCAACCGCTTCTTGAGAAGGTAGGCGTCCATGAAAGACGGAAACCACACAGATATCTTCATCCACTCCACATTGGGTTTCTGCATGTCGATGGAGTTGATCTGCTTTTTCCGATAGCAGACATACTGGAACTCCTTGTTGAAGATTCGGGGCACACACAGGTAGATCCGATTATAGTCGTCGGGTGGAACGTGGATATCCATCTCGACTCGTGCAGTTATCTGATGAAGGCGAATTATTTATCGGTGTAAAACAATGCCTACGACGCGCGGACAGACTCGCGCGGCCGAGGAGGAGAGAGTCCGTCAACGACAAGAGCAAGAAGACCGTAGACGACGGAGAGCGGAGCGCGAGGCGTGGGAGCGAGCAGACTCCGCGCGACGGGCGAGGGAGGACGAGGAACGGCGTGCCGAGT